TCAGCTTTCATGGGCACAGCTTAATACAGCAGGCGCACGTAACGCATACCGCTTTCACGCGAAGTCTGCCGATACGGATGTGCTGGATGCTGATGCCTATGGGCCAGAAACCCATAACCTGCCCGGATACGTTGATGTCTATGTCCTGTCACGTACCGGAGACGGGACGGCGGAGAAAACCCTGCTTGAAAAGGTTGACAGCACACTGAATGCGGATGAAATCCGCCCGTTAACGGACTATGTGACGGTTAAAAGTGCCACGATCGCAAACTATGCCGTTACGGCGGAGCTGGAGATCCCGGAAGGACCGGACGCCAATACGGTGCTGAATAACGCTATCGATGTTTTACGGTCATACACCACGCTTTCCCATCGGATTAAAACTGTCGTCCCTCTGTCCGCTATTTATGCCTCGCTGCAGCAATCCGGTGTGGTACGGGTAAGGCTGATATCTCCGGCAGCAGATCTGGAAGCGGAAGCGGGTAAAGCGCCCTGGTGTACCGCCATAAATGTCACCCGTAGAGAGGTAAGTAGTAATGACGGCTAAGTTTCGATCTCTGCTGCCTCCTGGAGCATTTCATGAGGAGCGGGCGCAGGAGAAGGCCAGTGCTGAGCAAATCGCCACCCTCAATACCAATATGGTGCGTAATGCCAAAAATCCTGACACATGTCCGGCGCATCTTCTCCCCTGGCTGGCCTGGGAGCATGCCGTTGATTTCTGGGATGACGGCTGGACAGAGGTGCAGAAGCGACAGGTGATAAAAGATGCCGCATATGTTCATCAGCACAGGGGAACGGCCGGAGCGGTACGCCGTTCTCTCGGGTCGGTGAACCTGCCCACGACCGTGGTGGAGTGGTGGGAAGACACCCCGCGGGCTGAACCTTACACCTTTCGGATCGAAGTACAAAGCAGTGAGGTGGTCAGTGATGCTCTCTATCATCAGATCCGCCAACTTGCCGAGCGGGCCAAGAACCTGCGCAGCTACCTTAGCAAAATCGATGTGATGGCGAATGTAGGTATGGACGGGGCTTTTTATATATCGGGTGCGACAACAGCGCATATCGATGTGGACATTTTTGCCGGGGAATCTCATGGCTGATTACTACTCAATTATTACTAACCGGGGTAAAGAACTGGAAGCAGAGGCTCTTGCCAATGGTAGCCTAATTGTATTGACCAACTTTGTAGTGGGTGACAGCAATGGCAAGCAGGTCAAGCCAGATCCGGCGCAAATCCGGTTAATCAATGAAACGTACCGGGGAGATATTGCAGAGCTGGTGGTATCCCCGGAACAGTCCGCGCAGTTAATGGCGAAAATCGTTCTGCCGACCGGGATAGGTGGGTTCACCGTTCGAGAAGTCGGTTTATTGACTGATGCCGGAGAACTGTACGCAGTGGCAAACTGCCCATCTATCGATAAGCCTGTTGGCGGAGTCAGCGTCAATATGCAGTTTCGCCTGGCTGTATCAGATACCTCGAATGTTACACTTAATGTTGCAACAGGCGACGGGTTATTCCTGCGCATAGACCAGTACCTGAAAGAGATAAAAGCGCGGGGTGCGGAAGCACAAAAAACATCGCGGGAATCCATAGGTGTCCTTGTTGGCACGACACTGCAAAGAGGGCTGGTTCAACTTAGCAGCGCAGTGAACAGCACCAGTGAAACGCAGGCTGCTACCCCATACGCAGTTAAAATCGTAATGGATAATGCGAATGCACGATTATCTAAAGACCGGAACGGCGGTGACATTCCAAATGTTGCATTATTTCAACAAAACCTCGGCTTGGTAGAAACGATAAAACTTGCTGCTGGCGCTGTACAATCAACGCGAAGAGTTAATGGTCATGAATTGTCTACGGACATCAATGTCACAGCTCAGGATATTTTCAACGGCCAGGTTGTGGAGATTGGTGAGAATCAGAATCTGGATAATTACCAGGTGCCTGGTCTTTATTTTCAGGGTGCGAACGCAAACACCAATGCAGCACTAAATTACCCGGAGAATAGTGCCGGCTCTCTAATGGTACTGAAAAGTGCAGGAGTCACACAGGTTTATCGTGTATATGGCAGCTCGCGAAGCTATTCACGCAGTAAGTATTCAACATCCC